CACCTACCAGTTCGATGTGTCTGGTACTGTGACCATGAACAACTCCATTGTGAATAGTTCTGGTGCTGTAGATTTTAACTTTGATACCTCCGGGGCTACTGCCTTCACTATGACGGGTGGGTCATTGGGTGGGTTTAACACGCTGACCACTGCCGCCGCTCAGACAATGAGCGGGATTGTATTTCAGTCGGGTGGGGCTTCTACGGTTGCCAACACTATTTCCGATAGTTCATTTAACCTTTGCGGATTGATTACGCTCACAGGCGCATTGGATGGCTGCACCATTAACGAGAGTACAGCCACCAGCGCGGTGACAACGGCTGATCTTGACAAGATAACCAGTACCACGTTCGTATCTGATGGCACAGGCCACGCGGTCACTATCACCACTGCCGGAACTTATGACTGGGATGCTAATCAGGAAAGCGGCTATGGAGCGACTGGAACGACCAACGCCACTGTCTACAATAACAGCGGCGGTTCGGTAACGATCAACGTCATTAACGGCGGGTCTACCCCAACCTATCTGAACGGGGCGGGCGCATCCACTACGATTGTGGCGGGTTCGGTTACTGTTCAAGCCAACGCCGCGCTAAAAACCGGGACACCGGTTGAGAATGCTAGGGTTTATCTGAGAGCTTCAGATGGAACAGGCCCATTTCCTTATCTGGATAGTGTCACTATTACGCGCTCGACCACTACAGCAACAGTGGCTCATACCGCACATGGTATGGCTACGAATGACAAGATTGTGCTTGCTGGCATATCAGACAAGACAACAGACAACGGTATACATCAAATCACGGTCACTACCGCGAATGCTTACACCTACACAACAACAGACTCAGGCTCTACCAGTTATACGGGAACCATCACTTCAACCTTTGTGGCATTGAGTGGCCTGACAGGGGTTGGGGGTGATTTGAGTGTATCGAGGGTTTATCCATCCAATCAACCCGTAACCGGATGGACAAGGAAATCGACCTCCTCGCCCTTTTTGCAGGAGGGTGTTCTGGTGGGTACAATTAGCAGCTCAACGGGCTTTAACGGGACGGCGGTTATGCTGTCGGATGAATAATGGCGCTAACAGTAGATTACTCAGTTACTCCTTTTCTTATCACTGTCCCAAAGAGCGATTTGACGCTTGAGTCAGGCACACAATACAAACTGACGGTGGATGAGTTTTGGATATTGCTTAGGGATTTTACAGACGAACAGACCACGATGGCACAGCCAAAACTCTATTCGCGTATTCCCGCCACGTCCAGCACCCCGTCGATTACCACGATTGATTTAGCCTATTATGCTATTGAATTTGAAGACGGGCTTTATTCAGTCAATATCATTTCAGGCAACACCAATATCCGCGAGGCCGAGGTAAAAAATCAGGTCAGTGTTAATACCAACAACACAACAGGCTTTATTGACCCAACCTATCTGGAGTATTCAACCTTCGGGGGTGGGGTGTCTGTTGATGCCCTCAGTGGAATTACGGGGACGGCTTATCCAAAAGGGACACCATCACAACCTGTTAATAACTTTACTGATGCGCTGATTATTGCCGAAGCGAGGGGGTTTAAAACCTTTATGGTTGCTGGTGATGCCACTATCGACGGTGGCAATGATTTCACTGACTACAACTTTATCGGGCATGGGCAAAACCTGTCTACCTTTACGTTAGGCAATGCAGCCGTATTGGTCAACTGTTCCTTCTTTGATGCTCAGCTCACCGGCATATTGGACGGTGACACCAATGTTGAAGAGTGTATTATTAATAACCTGACCTTTGTTAGTGGAGTGCTTGAGCGTTGTCTATTGAGTGAGGGTACTACAGTTCTAGGAGGGGGGTCAACAGCCTACTTCATCGACTGCAAAAGCGGGGTTACCGGAGCGGGAACACACATCATAGATTGCGGGGGGTCAGGGCAACCACTAGCCATACGGAACTACAACGGCGGGATAAAGATAATCAACAAGACAGGGGCCGAGGCGATCAGCATCGACCTGAACAGCGGCCAAGTAATTCTGTCTAATACTACGGTCACCAATGGGACTATTGTTGTTCGTGGTATTGGCAAGCTAGTAGATGAGAGTGGCGATAGAATAATATCTGGCAACTTCAATGGTGCAACAATTATCAATGAGCTTCTTGATAGTGGTGGGATAGCAGAGGCTGTATGGGATGAACGCTTAACAGGTGCTACCCACAACGTCCCAACATCAGCAGGAAGAAGATTACGAGAATCCTCATCACAAGTAATCACAACAGGGACAGCGATTGGTTCAGGGACAGGCAGTAACCAGATACAATTAAACGGTGACGCAAGTACAATTGATAATGCATACGATCCCGCCTCTATATCTATTGTTGGTGGCACTGGCTATGGTCAATCTAGGGGAATCATACAATATGAAGGTTCTATTAAGTTAGCTACAGTAGATAGAAACTGGAAGGTAAACCCTGATAATACATCTGAATATGTTATTTTTGGATGGGTTGGCAGAGAGCATGTAAATGAAGGTTTGGCACAAGCTGGCACTGCTAATACAATTACACTAAACTCTTTAGCTAGTTCGTCAAATGACGTTTACATTGGTCAGCTTGTATTTATTAGATCAGGAACAGGTGACGATCAAGTGGGCAATGTTATTGCCTATGATGGGACAACTAAGATAGCAACTGTAGCTCATAATTGGGCTGTAATACCTGATTCAACTAGCGGGTACGCTATGCTTCCTTTACAGAGTAGTAATGACTTAGTAGCAGAGGCTGTCTGGACATATACGAGGCCATAACTATGGACGCTTGGAACACCATGTTATCCACAAGCACAGCATCTTCTGGTGCTGATGCTTGGGTACATCTAAACAGTCAAGGGGGTGGTGGTAATATCATTCAAGTGGTGGCCCCTGACACTATTCTGGTAGACTTCAGCGAAACCGCTATTGAGCTATTAGATGCAGGGTCAGAGATTGGCATTACATCACAGGCAGCGGGCATCACTGTTACCACTACGGCGACAGAGATTGGAACCGATCAAACGGGAACAGAGATAGATGTCAACACAGACTAGAAAGCAAGGCGAGACGGCTTACTTCAACTACAGCCCTAGCCCTAGCGAAGACGTGTCAGCAGGATGGACTTGTAATATCACTGTGACTCGTGACCTCGATGCAACCCCTGCAATAGATCGCCCCGTGACGACTTTCGTTGCTGGTAGTACCGGCTTTGCGGCTTCACTTACTACCGAGGAAACTGCGGCATTGGCTCCCGGCACTTATATCGTCATCGGACAGCTAACCAAAACGAGTGCAACGCCTCCGCTTAACAGAGAGGCTCACTCCGTACTAAAAATAGTACAGCAAGGTAAATTATGAGCGAGGTAGGTCGTCCAGCATGGATTCCCACTCCAGAGATATGCGCTGAGGTTGAGGTTCTTGCCGAGCAGGGTTTAACCATTGAGCAGATAGCTAGGTCGCTAGGCATTGGTGAGGCTACCATATATAACAAGAAGCGCGAATACCCGGAGCTAGTTGAAGCCCTTGCCAATGGAAAGGCTAAAGGAATTTCAGCTATTACGAACGCGCTATTCATTAAAGCTAAGGCGGGCGATAACACCTCGATGATCTTTTACTTGAAAAATAGAGACAGAGAGAATTGGGGTGAGCATACAGAATCACATCCAGCCAATATAAACCTGACGATCAATCGCCCAGACCGCAGCTAAATGGAAATAAACCCCACCATCCCACAAGATGACTTCATCTTTGGCGATGACCAATTCCCCGCCTTTGTGGGTGGCTTTGGGTCAGGCAAGACAGATGCATTAATCATTCGCCGCATATTGGGGATGATAGCCTATCCGAAAAACAGTTTCGGCTTTTACGAGCCAACCTATGACCTTATAAGACAAATTGCATGGCCTCGCTTTGAAGAAAAGCTAGAGCAGATGCAAATACCCTACAAACTAACCAAAAGCCCCACCAATGAATTACAGGTTGAGGGCTGCGGCAAAATCATATTCAGATCAATGGACACGCCTCAAAGGATTATTGGTTATGAGGTGGCGGATAGTGATGTTGATGAGCTAGACACCCTGAAGGAAAAAGATGCTGCTTATGTATGGCGGCAGATCGTCGCCCGTAACCGGCAAAAGAAGTTTGATGGTTCTAGGAATACCATTGCGGTAGCGACAACACCGGAAGGCTTTAAGTTTGTCTATAACACTTGGGAGAAAAGCCCGAAATCCGGTTACAAGATTATCAGAGCGCCAACCTATAGCAACCCATATCTGGATGCTAATTATGTTGAGAGCTTGCGGGATATATATCCGCCTCACTTGCTTGATGCTTATATTGAAGGCAGGTTTGTCAACCTTATTGCAGGGTCAGTCTACGGTTGCTTTGATCGAGAATTGAACGGAACCACCGAGCGAATCAGACCTCGGGAACCACTGCATATCGGGATGGATTTCAACGTCAATAATATGACTGCGATTGTTCATGTTATTCGGGATGGCAAGGCCTACGCACTAGATGAGATCAATGGGGTGAAAGATACCCCTGCCATGATCGAGGTGATAAGGGCTTACTATGACGATCACAATATTATGGTATATCCTGATGCTTCTGGTAACTCCAGAAAAACAGTGGATGCCTCGACCAGTGACCTTCAATTACTGAGGGATGCCAAATTCAGAGTGGTTGTTGACCCTGCTAACCCCAGAGTGAAGAACCGGCTAATGGCAATGAATGCAATGTTTTTGAATGCTACAGGTGACAGACGATATTTTGTGAATATCGAGAAATGCCCAGACTACACGCTATGCCTTGAACAACAGGCATACGATAAGAACGGGGAACCGGATAAGTCAGGTGATCTAGATCACGCGCCTGATGCTGCTGGATATTTTATCCATCAACGATTCCCAATCGTTCGCAGAACAGCCAAAGTGACAGAGCTTAGATTATGACTGATACAGTTCGCACCCCAGATGAACGCTATTTGCAGATGCAAGATGATGTAAGCCTTGCCAATGCTTTGCTCGGTGGTAGCAACGCAATGAGGGAGGCGAAAAATATGTTCCTTCCCCAAAATGAAGCCGAAACAGATTCCAAGTATGCCCGGAGGCTGATTCGTTCTTTCCTTTACGGGGTGTTTGAAAATACTGTTGATACTATGGCCGGGAAACCTTTTGCGAAGGAGATAAGTGTTCAGGGCGTTCCTGAAGGCATTATGGCCTCATTGGGGAACATTGATAGACAAGGGCGCGACATTACCGCTTTTGCTTGCGATGTCCTCCAGCACACTCTGGCGAAGGGTATGACCTATATCCTCGTTGACTTCCCGCAATCTCCACTAGAGGGAGATAGATCACGACAACAAGAGCAGGATTTAGGTTTATCACCTTATTGGGTTCACATTAAACCAGAGAATATGCTGGGAATAGATTTTGACTATGAGAATGGTTCGTTGGTTGTTCACAGCCTGAGAGTGCTGGAAACATACCAAGAGCGCGCTGAAGGATTCACCCGCACCACCAAAGAGCAAGTCAGGGTTATTTATCCTAATTCGTTTGAGGTATGGCGCAAGGCAGAAAACCAAGAATGGAAGCTATGGGATGAAGGGCTGCGCAGTATTGGCAAGGTAACGCTAGTGCCGGTCTACTCCAAGCAGTCAGGCCCATTCATGTCGAAGAATGTATTGAAGCCGTTAATGGAAAAGAATCTTGAGCATTGGCAGTCATCCAGTGAGCAGAGAAACATTCTACACGTTGCCCGTGTGCCGCTCTTATTTGGGAAGATGCTACAAACTCACGATACTGACGGCAACGCATTAAAGTTCACCACTGATTCAATGATAACAGCCGACTCTGGGGATGGTGATTTAAAATATGTTGAACACTCCGGCAAGGCGATTTCTTCAGGGGAAAAAGACCTCGAAACCCTCGAATCACAAATGGAAGCACTGGGGGCCATCTTACTTCAGCCTGATGAGACTAGAACAGCCACCGAGCAGCGATCAACCGACTTCAAAGGAAACTCCAAACTCCACACCGTGGTCGGAAACCTAAAATCATCACTAGAACAGGCGTTGGTGTTTCATGGTGAATGGATTGGCTTAAAGATTGAGCCTGAAGTATCAATCTTCACAGAGTTTACCTTAATCAATCCTGACTTCATGTCGGCAAAAGACTTGCTTGAATCTAAAATGGGCGGGCTAATCTCCCACGAGCTTTATATTCAAATCCTGCAACGCCGTGGTGTCTTCCCTACCGATATAAGTGCCGAGGAAATAGCGGCTGATGCGATGGCCGATATTCCAGAAGGGATTGAGAATATAAACCCAGAAGGTTTTGAGGACATAGATAGTGCCGCTGAATGATGAAATCCTAGATGCGGAAATTCGTCACTCTGTTTATCTTCAGCGATACACCGGCGGAGTCAATAAACGCATTTTAGCTTTGTTGATGAAAACCGAAGACGATGTCATGGCTAAGATTCGCAAGGTTGGCGGCATCACATCGTTCCAATCAAAGAGACTCACCACTTTACTGGAGAGCATTAGAGCAATTCGGAAAGAAGCCTATAAGTCAGCGGGACAAGCCTTGTATAACGAGGCCATTGACCTGTCGAAATACGAGGCTGGATTCCAAACAACTTTGCTCGAAAAGACTATGCCTATTCAGTGGAACGTGATTGTTCCATCATCTGAGTTATTAAGGGCTGCAACAGTATCAAAGCCGTTTCAGGGTCGATTGCTGAGAGATTGGGTCAAGAGCTTAGAGTCTCGTGAACTTGCCCTAATGAAAGATCAAATCACGATGGGTGTGATTGAAGGCGAAACCACCGAACAGATCATGCGTCGCATTAGAGGCACGAAAGCCCTTAACTATGCCGATGGTGTCTTTGGCAAGTCTCAAAGAGATGTTCAGGCTGTGGTGAGAACAGCAGTTAGTCATATTCATAATGCGGCAAGGGCCGAGGTGGGCAAGCTCAATAGTGAGTTCATCAAGAAGGTGCAATGGGTTTCTACTTTAGACGGTAGAACATCACCAATCTGTCGGGCTAGGGATAACAAGCTATATCCACTAAACTCAGGGCCAAGACCTCCGGCTCATTTCCGCTGTAGATCGACAATAACGTTCGTGACTAAATCGTGGAAAGAGCTGGGCATTGATTTACAGGAAGCACCGACAGGCACAAGAGCCAGCATGAATGGTCAAGTTCCAGCAGATTTATCCTACAACGACTGGTTGAGGACGCAGGACAGATCATTTATTGATGAAACGCTAGGGGTGAATAAGGCCAAGTTATATATGGACGGAAAACTACCTTTATCCAAGTTTGTCGATGTTCGCGGGAATGAATTGACCTTAGATGCTTTGCGCGTCAAAGAGTCGACAGCTTGGGATGCCGCCGGTCTATAATGGAAAGATTCATCGTATTAAAGGGCGGAGAAAAGAAGAAACCGCACCAGAAACAAGATAAAGATGATATTGAGTTATGGGTTTGTCGTATAGACGGCACTTGTGACGCTTTCCAGCTATATAAGCCGTACTTTCAAGGCAATGCCATCAAGCAGGGATATAACGTACTGGTGTGCGCTAGATGCTTTGTAGAGGGCCGCAATACGAGCGTGAGATGAACAGCGACACATGGATTTGCATTGCCTCCGGGCCGTCACTGACAAAGGCCGATGTCAACCTGACTCGCGGCTTTAAAACTATCGCTATCAATGACAACTATTTGATGGCTCCGTGGGCGAATGTGTTATATGCCTGTGATCGCAAATGGTGGGACTTACATCATCTTGATATTAAGGGCATGGAGTTCGCTGGTGAGAAGTGGGCGTGGGAGCATACGACAGGTGAAGATTGCGCGGCGATAACAAAGCACCAACTCAAAACCGTTTCCGTCATTGGTCAAGCTGGGTTGGGCAGGAAAAAATACGAGGTATATTCTGGCGGAAATTCGGGTTATCAGGCTATACAGTTAGCCGCTCATTTTGGCGCAAAAAAGATTATATTGCTTGGCTACGATATGCAAGAAACAAACGGCAAGAAGCACTGGTTCGGCAGTCACCCACAAGAGCTGGGAAACCCCAGTAATTGGGAAACACTGCGAGGATATTTTGACATCTTAGCCGAGGAACTTTTGACAACTGACATCGAGGTGATAAATTGCTCCCGAGAAAGTTCACTAACCTGTTTCCCCGTGATGACGATAAACCAAGCGTTGAAGATATGACCGCTGAGATGTTGGCGGAGATATACACCCCCGTTGAATTAGCTGAATTATATCTAGAGACTTATAATTGTGTGCAGTTATTTTTGGCCGCAAGTCAATCTCCAAGAGCAATTAAACATTGAGCGCACAAGAAGCAGAGGTTGAAAAATACCAAGTCGCCTATCAAGACGACTGCTACAAGATGGGTGACGCTCGCAAAGCCTATGCCGAAGCCAATCTATTGGAGGCTCGTGCGGATTGCCAGAGCCACCTTGATGTAGGTTGTGGGCGCGGCGAGATGGTTGCCTATGCCAAGTCCATTGGTTATGAGTCGAAAGGGCTGGAGGTTGTTGATTATTTAACCGGCAATGAGATTATTAAGGGTTATGCTTGGGCTATTCCATGCCCCGACCACAGTGTCGATCTGGTAACAATGTTCGATGTATTAGAGCATTTATTACCAGAGGATACTGAGCGCACATTGATGGAATTGGGCAGAGTTGCCAAGAAGTGCATCTTCATTACGGCAGCTAATTATCCCAGCCGATTCAAAGGCCATGACCTGCACATCAACATTCGCTCATATGACGAATGGCACGAATTCCTATTAAGAACATATGAAGGCGCACAAGTCACATGGCTTCCCCGTGAGCATGGAACCTGCTCGGAAACGTGGGAAATACGTTTTAACTAATAGACCTACATTCTGTAGGGATTTACCTGCTCTGAGAGCAACAACAATGGTCGGAGATCATACGAATGAACATCAACGAACTTTATGAACAAAACCCAGAACTGAAAGATACTATAAACCAGCAGATTCAAGAACAGGCAACAGCCCTAGCTGAAAAGACGGCGCAAGGCTTACTGACCAAAAACAATGAACTATTGGATGAGCTGAAGCCGCTCAAGCAAAAGATGAAAAAGCTGGAAGGTATCGACCCCGAAAAATATCTTGAAATGGAATCCACCCTTCGGGAAACAGAAAGGCAGGGCTTTGTTGATAAGGGTCAAATTGACAAAATCATTGAAGCACACAATACCGAAAAAAGCTCATGGGGTGAGCAATTTGAAAGTAGAACCAGTGAGCTTCAAAGCACCATCGACACATTAAAAGGTAGCCTTGAAAAAGAGGTTATTGACAACCAACTACTTGCTGCTCTATCGCCTATTGCGGTAGATGAACCAAGTCTAGAATATCTGCTGATGAAAACTCGCAGCATGATCGAAATGGTTGAGCAAGACGGGCGCATGACTGCCCGGGTAAAGAATGGCATTAAAGGTGATGGCTCTTATAAGACCATCGCTGACTTGTCTAGTGAGATAGCCGGGAACGCATTGTATGCGCGATTCGTTAAAGGCACTCAGGGAACCGGAAGCGGAGCAACTGGAACCAACGGCGGGGCCGGGAAGAAAGCAATAAACCGTACTGAATTCGCAAGCCTATCTCCCACTGAGCAGATGGCCTATGTGAAGGAAGGCGGTAAAATCACAGAATAAGGAATACCAAAATGGCTACTATTACAAATCTTATCCCCGACCTATACAACGCGCTGGACACTGTTTCGCGTGAGTTGGTTG